TCATGAAACTCCAATCGTTAAAAACATATCTTTGGCATTCTACCCAAGAGTGACGCAAATCAACCTTTGAATGATAAAGGTATAGTATTGTCTAGTAATGTTTGTATGTTTCATACTATAGTTTACCTGCTGTTATGTAAAAAGCTGGTTCGCTAAATTGGTGTGTTTTAGAGATTTAGGACACGCTAAGGACACAATATCTTATGTCTGTCTCACGCTTTATATTAGCTAGTTTGTGGCTGCATTTCCCCAGTTAAACGGCTTGTTGTAAGCCGTTTTAAGACACGCAAATTGTAGTGTGGAGTATTTACCCATGAAAAAAGCCCTCATCTTGAAGTAGATGAGGGCAAATTGTTGCGTTTATTGCTTCGGAACTAAGTTATCCGCTCCACTGATCCAGTCAGTCTCGATTCCTCGCTCGTGGAGCGCATATGAAACAATTCGAGCGGTTGCGTTTGCTTGTCTCCAATCTCCGCCATCATCCACGCAGTGGTGCTCATCGTATTCTGCTTGTGAGGACCAGTAGACAAGCTTCACGCTTGCTGGGTAGCTGCCAACCTCTTGTGCAGCTTCCTCAACCTGCCCTAGAGCAGCAGAGGCCACTTGACGTTGCAACCTTAGTGCATCGTCCAGGATGTCCCACGCATCCTGTGGTGCGTTGTACTCTTTATACTTAATACTCTCCCAACGCTTAACAGAACGCTCTGACACGTCCAACAAAAGAGCGAGGTCTGTTTGGCTCATTCCAACCTGCTCGCGCAAGGCTTTGAATTCTTGTTTGTTCCTCATATGTACCCTCTCTAAGAGTAAGCCCCTCTTGCGAGGGGCTGTCTTGCTTTTTAGAACTCCTTGCCCTTTGCAGCTTCAAAGAAGAAGTTCATTGCTGCTTCTTTGTCGAGTACCAGAACCACACGGCGACGGGTGTTCTCCTTGAAGTACCAATAAGCGGTGCGCTCTGGTGTGCCATTCTTTGGAAGGTTTGTCTTGCTGTACTCTTTGCGCTCAAACCTTGTGACAAATGGTGGAAGTGCCTTTGCATGCTTGGTTGAATAGTTGCCACTGATCCACTCGCTGGATGGAACGCATCCGTCTTTGTCCATGATTGCCATGAACTCGGTGAGCTGCTTTGCGGAAGTCTTGGTGAATTTCATTTTGTTCCCCTTCTCTGGGCTGAGGTTTGACCTTTTGTCTCCCTCTTGTTGTATATAATATAGTCCCCTTGCGGGACTAAGTCAACAATAATTTTAGAATTTTTTAGAAATTTTTTCGGCATAAAAACACCCGCTAAGTTTGCCAACGAAATCGTTAAGCCTAGCGGGTTCAGCATGGATATTATACCAAATCGGCATAAAAAAAGAACCCCTCCCACCGAAGTGAGAGGGGTTACGTGTTACTTAATGCAGTGAAGTCAACCGACCAGCTTCATCCGTGTCAACCTGCACGGTGCTGTCAGCCTGTACAGAGCCGTCAGCATTGACTGCGTAGGCGTGCTCGTTGTAGACGTGTACTCCAGCGGGAAGCAGGTTGCCATTCTCTGAAGCAAGGTACTTCTTGCCTTCAGCATCGAAAATGCCTGTTGCCATGCGACCATCATTGGCAAAGTAGTAGTCATAGCTTCCAATGTGCTGCATACCTGTCAGCATGGCACATTCTTGAGGTCCTTCATCCGGGCAAAGATAGAACCAGTCTGTACCGTCAAAGTACCAACCTGTGACTGCATATCCTCGTGCATCGAAGTAGTACCAAGAACCGCTGATAAATGCCCACTGGCTGTAATAGTAAGAGCTTGGACTGGTTGCATACCACCATCCTGTCGAGTTCTTGACCCAATGTGGCTCGAACTTGGACTCACCCTGTGCGAGATGCTCCCACTCTGCATAAGTCAGTTTTGCGACATCCAGGTCAACAGTACCGCCCGCGCTAGAGTATTGCCAGATGGTCCAGTCAGACCATGCGCCAGTGTTATAGATCATAGGTGGCAAGTCCCAAGAGAATCTATCATCGTAGTATCCCGCAATCCACAGACGAGACACGTCAGCACAAGACGCTACCTGCGAGCGTCCAGCAGGGTACGTGTACACAACAGGATAGATGCCAGTCTTAGCATATACGCGGTCAACGAACTGCCTTGCCCAAACCGTTGAGCCCCACGCGTCATTGTCACCATTCTCCCAATCAAGACATAAGAGAGCCTTGCCAATGTAGCTAGAGACGCAAGCCACGAATGCGTCAGCTTCTGCCACAGGTGAGCCACCTTCTGCGTAGTGGTAGACACCAATAAGCTTGCCGTCAGCAAGCGCACGCTGAAGCTGTGCGGTCATGTAGCGATTCATTGGCTGTGTGCCCTGCGTCGCTTTGGAAATGACGAAGTCAGAACCACTGTAGGCAGTCTCGACATTAGGGTGCGAGTAGCTCGCACCCAATGCCTGATAACCTGATACATCAATGCCCCTAAGCATTGTTTACCTCTTCTTTTGTTGGCTCTTCTTTTGGCTGTGTATTAGTTGGTTCAGCGTTGCCTGTCATGTAGCTTGCAGGACGCTCAGAAAGTTGTACATAGGTCATTGCACGTGCAGAGTCGCTTAGTCCCTTAGTTGTGGGGTCAACGGTTACACCGATAGCACCCAAGATGGCAACAACCACAGTGCCAATCAAATAGGGATTACTAATAAACTTCACGAACACATCAGCCAAGCTGCCCCAAGTCGTCAAATCAGAGTAAGCCAGTCCCAAGTATGCCAGGATAGGACTCATGACGATTCCAATCATTCCAAGCCACCAAGCGGGATTATGAAGACGTACTTTCCAGTTAATCATTTGTTGCTCCTTTACTTCTCAAGCTTAGTAATGCGTGAGTCTAGGTTCTTGACATCGGTTTTGACCTCGGCGAGGTCTGTTGCTGCTTTTTTTGATACTTCATCCGCCCTTCGCGCCACAATCCCAACAACGGAAAGCTCGGCTGTGTGCTGTGTGAGCGTGGCAGTCAAGTCAGAAAGTGATTGCTGATACTTGCCCAGCTGCTCGTTCATGACTTGTTGGCGGGTCTCTAGTCTGGTGAGGGTGTTAGTGATGGCGCTCTTCCATGCGTCCTCCTTCTCTTTGTCTTCTCGACTAGCACGTTGCCAGTTTGAGATAGCAACAAGACCACCCAGGAACGCTCCAGCGATGGAGATGAAGAAAGACACCATCTCAGCTGTGATGTTCATGCTGCCCCCCTAGTGCCTTACCGTATATGTGAGGGATCCATAACGCCATGCGTTAGAGACTTTTCCGCCTTGGTCTTGAAGGTAAATGTTGCCGTCAGGTCTCGCTGAGATAGCCGTAAGAACATCTGCATGTCCAGGACAAATACCAGGCATATACACGATTGACTCATTACCGTCTGTGGCTGAGCCGTACTTCTCGTGATCTACAAGAGGAGGTCTTGAGTTTTCTGGAAGCGTAAATGGGCAACGGACAGCGTCGTAAGAAACATTGTTAGCCAACCAACCTCGAACCTTGATAGTTACAGAATCGCCTGTGCGGTAAATGTGCCAAAAGTTGTTGTAGCTGCCTTGCGGTTGCAGGTAGATTACGTCAAAGTCAGTGTCAGACTGCTTCTTGTCATCTCCAAGAACGTTGATAGTAGGCAGCAAAGATACGGGCTCACCAACAGTAATGCCGTTGATTGGTAGACGGTAGAGGGGCATACAAGCTGTAGTAGATCCTGAGAGAATGTCACCCTTTACATAGGTTGGGTCTACCGGATTGCCTTGATTAGTCGGTGTGCCCTGGATAACCTCGCAAGTAAACTTCTCAACACCACCAACCTGCTTAGAATACTTAAGCACAACTAAGTCATTACGCTTATAACCTGCACGACCATTAGCAACATTAAGCTCAAAAGGCTCTTCATTAGTCACCATACGGGCATCAAAAAGCACGTCACCCGTGTCAATGCGAACCCTGTTAGCTGTCTGCATGGCAGCTTTGATTTGATTCTGTGTCTGCAAAATGCCACGAACAGAGCCGGCTACACCAGCAATCAACCTGCCAATCTGTGGGGCTGTAATGTGGTCCTTACCCTGGAATGAAATAACGCCATCGAAAGCCATTTAACCCTCCTTTACCATGAATTGAGCGAACTCTTCATCACGTTTGCGTGCGAGCTCACGATACTTTGCAGCGCAGTCAGGGCAGAGAAGATAACTCTGCTGCACGCCGTCTGCTGATACTCTGCTTATGCTCTTCCATTGCGATGTCGCAAAGTCACTTTCAAGTAGAAAGGCTTCTTTCTTGCATCTATCGCATTGAAAGCGTGCAAAGCCACTTGTTTTTGCCATTAAGCTGTCCTTTCCCATTTGAAGCAGCCAAGAGAAGGTAGTTGTTGCCATCTACCTCCGTAGTTTGTTGCAGGGTTAACAAATGAAGTTGTTTCAATGACAGAGCCAACGGGGAAAGATGGTGTGGTTGCACCGCCTTGAGTTGCTCCCTGAACGTTGATAGTCACGTCACTAGATCCGTCAAATGAAGCTGTGCCACTCACAGAACCAACCAGCTTGATGGTGCGTGGCTGTGAGAGCTTTTTAGCAGCGTTAGCGTCACCGCCTGGAGTAGATGCGCCAGCATATGGGTGTGTGTGGTTTACAGGAGCTGCGCCAATCTCTTGCGCTGTGTATGTTGGCTTTGCTGGGAGCTTTACTGTGTGCGTCTGAGCGTCTGTAACATGTCCTAAAGCGTCAACATTGACCGTTGCGCCTAATTGGACTGTGCTACCCCAAGAAGCGTCTACATCGCTCTCAGAGCCGTATACGCCAGCGGTCACACTAGAAGGCTCATGAGTAAGTGCGACTGTTCCTCCTGTGCGCTGAGCCTTGAGAGGTATTGTTGCTGTGACTTCCGCCACTTTAGAGTCAACCTGTAGTGTGGTTCTGCCAATCTCACTAGCTGAATCTGTTGCTACTTTGCGAGCTTCATTTACCTTGTTCTCAAGGCTCTTGAAGTCTGCTCTTGATACTTCTGCAGAGATAGTGCGTCCAGCAATAGAGATACCAGTACCCGCTGTGTATGAGCTTGATACTGCTCCTGAGCCTGTAGAAGAACCACGCTCAGCGGTACCGGATGAAGAGGTATTGCTTGCTGTGCCACCAACCTTATAGCTAATGCTTACTTGGGTATCAGTGACAATGATGACCTTAGTGCCAACGGTTGCTGTGACGTGTAAGCCAGTGACAGGATCTATGCCAGGGACGATGTCTCCAATTCCGAACTCTTCATCGTCATCCAGTGTGACGTTAATTGAGTCAGCAGCTTGATACTCTTTAAGCTTCTTAGGACCGTCTTTTTCCAGCTCTTCACGACTTGCATTGGTGTAGTTGTAGGTTGTCGTGCGCTCATCAATGCCAAAGAGCGTCTGTGTTGTGGAGATGTTTCCACGTTCATCTGCGTAGAAGTGCAGCACAATACGGTTTTTAAGTTCACCAGAGCCAAGGCAAATAAGATGGTTGTAAGGTCTTACAACTCTCTTAATAGTTACGTCAGAATGTTCAGCGTCTGCACCGTCAGTCCAGTCTGTAATGGGTTTTACCGAAAGCACAATCATGCGCTCAATGGAGTCATACTCGATACTGAGACGCGATGAAGAATCAGCAAGCATTTTTCTGATGCCTGTCCAGGCATCACAGTACCTGTCGAAGGTGTATTTGACGGTAATGCCAGAGGTCTCTTCTGAGACTTTGAACTGGTTAGCAAGTCCAAGACGCTGCACCAGCTGTTTTAGAACTCCATGAGCTTCTCCACGTACACTGAGATAGTCTTCTCCACTCGGTGGCTCAAGGACCTTATCTCTGATGATTCCTTGCCATGATCTACCAATATACGTAATTGTGTTGTTGCCTGAGTTTGACTCTCGTGCGTCAACCACACCGCCCCACTCAGTGCCTTCAACATAGACGTATGCGCCATCATCGAGACGCTGCTCAGAGTCAATATCGAGCGTAAGCTCAAAGTCATTACCCGTATCTCCATATTCGAGGTCAAGGCGTGCTCCTTTGAGCACGCCAATATCGAGATGTGTTGCGTCTGTGTAGCTAATGTCTGGCATTATGCACTCACCTCACTTGGTACGCTCTGAGTGCTTACCGCCCTTGGAGCGCGTGTCTCACCCTGTGGCTGCTCCTTCTCATATGGAGGCGTAGAGCGCGTCTCATAGAGCGTGAGGTCAAAGTCAAACGTGTTATCCCATGTGATGTCATCAGTGCCTGGCTTAATTGGCTCGAAGAGGTAAGAGCCAGAGCCGTGAGCTCCGCGCTCTCGGAACTTATAGACGTTCTCGCGGGTACCGTTATCCTGCACCACAACAGCGGTCTTACTCTGAGAATCAACCTCAAGATATGCACCAGCTGCAATAGTCGTGTTTACCTTGTGCAGGTTCTCACCAATTCTGACGTATGGGTTAGTTGCAGGACCATAGACACGCCAAAGCCAAGGAGAAGCACTCTTAGATGGGTTAGTGAATGACTTAGCTGGCTTTCCCTGGACAAGGTCAAAGGGGAAGTCTCTTGGGAAGTCAGGCTTAACGCCAGCAACAGCACCGGCGGTCTCATGCTCAAAGTAGAGCGTAGTTGCCTTAAACCATGTAGGGTCTTCGACAAGAAGCGTTAAAACAAACTCTGCGAACTTGTCAGAAAGCCAGTAGTTGGTAGGAGCTCCGCCAATAATGTAGCAACGGATACCCCAAGAGCCTACTGTGAGCGTTCCTGGAGTGCGGTTTAAGATGTCCTTTTCTCCAAGCTCAATAATCTTATTGCGGAGCTCTAAGCCTTCTTCATCACTCTCAGCTGCAATGCCAACAGGGAACTTGATTGTTTTGGGCTTATGATCGCGTCTTCTGAATGACGTAATTCTGCTGGAGTTCTTGCCTGATGTGTACGACCACATCCAGTCTCTGAGTTCATGTTCCATGTAGTGGAGGGACTTATAAGCCCCTCCAAACTCCATGTACTTACTACCGTCAGAGGTTGTGTATCTAATGTCTGTGCGCATTATGCGCTCACCTCTCTTATCATTCGACCAAACTCACGGTTATTCACGTCAACTCTTACAGGCTTGCCGTATGCATCCTCAATGCGCTTGGTCATGACGTTCATCTGTGCTGAGAGATCTGCAATGGCTTGATTGGTATCTGCATAGATGCCATTAGCCACAAGAGACGCTGTCATATCCATTTGTTTGTTAATAGGAACATTGAGCGCATAGCCATCAACGCCACTCTGAGCAGCTTCTGCGAGGTCTTGTGCTGCCTTGTAAACGTCTCGCTTACCGCCAGCAATACCAATAACGAATCCGTCAACTGTGTAACCACCAAGACCAGCCATGACGCGCGAAGGCGAATGAATACCAAGAAGTGCCTTGACTGCGCCAACAACACCGTTAAAGACTCCACAGACTTGGTCTACTACCCAGCCAGCAAGACCAGATACGCCATTTACAAAGCCTTGGATGAATGCGCGTCCTGCGCTACCAAGGTCAAAGCTTGTGATGGCGTTCTTTGCTTGATTGAGGAGGTTTCCAACCGCCCCAAGCAAGCTGCCAATAATCTGTGGAACAGCTGCGACAATGGCTGTAAAGAGCGTTACTGCTGCACCAAGGAGCATTCCAATAAACGTTGGAAGGTTAGAGACAACGGTTCCAATGAGGTTGCCAACGTTGCCAATGAGTCCTGGAAGAATTACGGGGATGGCGTTAACGATTGCCACAAAGAGGTCCACTGCAGCCGAGAGCAACGTCCCAACAAAGCCAGGAAGTCCTGAGATGAATACATCAATAATCTGTGGTAGGGCTGCTGCTAGTGCTGGAATGATTGCCACAACGCCGTCAACAAGTCCCATGAAAAGACCTTGCGCTGCTTCAAAGAGAGCCGGAGCATTAGCAACAAAGCCATCTACTAGACCTTGCAGGATCTGTGGAGCTGCTTCTGTGAGCTGTCCTGCAACCTCAGTGAGTGCTTGCAGGATGAAGGTAAACGCCTGCATAGCCCCTGCCATAAGGGAAGGCGCAGAAGCCACGAGAATGTCGCAGATTGCACCAGCAGCAGCTCCAACTGCTTCCAGTAGTCCTGGAGCAATTTGCTGCCACGCTGCGCCCATCTGTCCAAAGAGAACCTCAAAGGCGTGAGCAAGCGTAGGACCTGCAGAAGCAAGACCAGAAGCAACCTGTGGGAGTACTGAGCTGATTTGAGAAGCAAGTCCTGGAATTGTGTCAGCGATACCAACAATATTGCTTGCAATGTTTGCAGCTGCCTGTGTGATGTCTCCACCCATAGCAACAAACGCTGTGCCAGCCACAGCTGCAGCGATTGAGAGCACACCAAGCACCACAGTTGCGCTGCCAAAGCCAGAAGCAAGGTTTGCAACCACGCCCATAGCCGGCTGCACCGCTCCTAGAAGCTTAGGACCTAAGCTTGTGAGGGCAGGTCCTAGAACGCCCGCAATGGCATTGCCAACGCCACCAAGCTTGGCAGCAATCGGAGTAGCAAAGGCAGAGACTGCACTGCCAGCCTTAGAGAGCGCAGAGGTTACAGGGCTCATGAACTGAGCCACATTACCGCCAACAGTTGCCAGTACGCTCTGCGCGTTTCTCGCAATGGATGTGAGATGTAGTGTTGCAGTTGCTGCCATGTTCTTAAACGTAGTTTGTGCAGCAGAAACAATGGATACAAGCTTGTTCTTAATGGGGTTATTGAGACCGCTGAAAGCTTTCACAAGCTTGTCTCTGAACTCCCAAGCGTAAAGAATTGCAGTCTGCAGCCTGTCCTGGACGGTTGCAGCGATTGCGCCAAAGAATGACTTAAAGCCTGTGCTTAGACCTGCAACAGTAGAGAGCGTGCCAGGGACCATTCCCTTGATAACAGATAGACCATTTGCGACAACGCTTGAAGCCTTGGAGAACGCTCCAAGCATCTTGCCAGCGGTCTCCATTGACTTGCCAATGACGAGAAGTGCGGGACCAGTGCCCGCGAGCATTCCAATAGACTTTGCAATGGTCTGAATGTCTGAAGCTGACATCTGGCTGATTGCATTAGCTGCATTTGTTGCCATAGAAGCGAGAGCTTCCATACCACGCTCAAAGAGTGGCATAAGCGACTCAACAAGCTTCTGAATTGGGTCTGCCAGCTTGGAGAGCGCGTCTGTCATCTTCTTGTAGCTATCAGTCTGGTACATCTTCATGATGGTTGCGGTTGCTGCGTCAGCGAGGTTTGAGAGCACGCCAGTAAGTGTCCTGGATTGCTTAATCATGAGCCCGCCAAAGTCACCCTGCATACCAGCTCTGATTGCTGCAATGGCTACATCAGCACTAACTGCTTTCTTAGTAACCATATCCATTGCGCCAGCAACGTCTGTGTGCAAAGCTTTTGCGAGGTAGTCCCATGCAGGAATGCCAACCTCAGTAAGCTGCATCATCTCTTGTGAAGCTGCAGTACCTTTGCCGTGCATCTGACCAAGAGCGCGAGTGATAGCGTCAATACCTTGCTGACCAGCACCTAATGCTGCAGTTGCGTTACCAACGTCTGTAAGCATGGGGATGACATCATCAGCTGCAAAGCCATAAGCGAGCATCTGCTGAGTTGCCTTGTTAAGACCTGCCATCTCAAACGGCGTAGTCTTAGCAAACTCAACTAGATCAGCAATCATCTTTTTTGCACGCTCAGGACCAAGCATGGTATTAAAGGCAATGTCTACTTGCTCAGCATTTGCAGCGGTCTGACTTGCCCATCTGGCAGCTTTAACACCTGCAATAGCAAGAGGAGCGGTAATTGCAGCGGTAAGCACCGTGCCCGCTTTAGAAAAACCACTGCCAAGGCTTGAGATTGCCTTAGAAGTCGTATCTGTAAGCTTGGAAACCTCGCTGGCGAACTTGGAAGAGTCACCTAAAATCTCAATGACTACTTTTCCATCTGCCAAATTGACCTCCTAGAAGTTAGAAGTTACGGAGTGCCATCTCCCGTAATTCATCTTCTGTTGGAGGTAACGCCCAAGCTTGCGCACGTCTAGCATGAGCACGCTCTTCTTCCTTTGTAGTGTCTCCTTCAAGCGGACTTCTTGCAGCCACAGCTTGTCCTGTGAGCGTGTCCGGAGTGGCAAGGAGTGCCAGATATAAGTTGATGAAGGTGTACCAGTGGAGCTGCGTTGCTTTGCTGGTGAGGTCTATTGAGTAGACGCGCATGAAGTCAGCAGTCACAATGCCAGCGTCATAGTGCCAGTCGAAGTTCTTCTTTCTGTAGTACTGGATGCGCTTGTATTGCTCACCGTATGAGATAGTGTCAAATGCCCCTGCAACCCACTCAGACGCTGCCTGAAGTGCTTCTGCTGGGTACTTAGACACTTGGTCTGGGAGTACTCCTTTTTGAGCGTAGAAAAGGTTTAGTGTCCTCGCATTAGCAACAGCACTATTCTCTGTATCCATTGTCATGTAGATGAGTGAGGTCCTAAAGCCACTCTTAATGGGTACAGATCCTCCCGCCACATCGACTGTGACGGGAGCACCCTTGATAACCGAGTCTAGAAACATGAATTACTCATCCATGCTTGCGTTCTCTTTGGTAATAAGCTCAGAGACCTTGGACACTGCGTCGCTTGCTGAGTAGACCTCTGTCAGAATTGAAATGATTTTCATCAAGCGGTAGATGTTGAGCCTGTTTGCCTTACCAATAAGCTCCTCTGCAGCTTCCTCACCAAGAGCAAAAGCAACAATATTGTGTGCTTCATCTGCAAGAGTTGTGAGGTTGTCCATTACCTCATCATTTGTGAGCCCTGTAAACGATGACAGACGCTTTGCCCAAGAGTTGGCTTCAACAACAAATGTGATGTTGCCTAGATCTACATCATAGGTCTTGCCCTCAATCTTCACCTTTGCTGTTGGTGCGCCGTCAAGCTTGTAGTTCTTTAGTGCCATAAATGTTCCTCTCTATGGGTTTACCTTGGCTCATATCTTGTGTCACGGGTAACGCCAAATAAAAAAGCACCCAGCATATGCCAGGTGCTTCCCCAGAGAGGAGAGGAATGGGGACTATGTCTATGCAGCTTTAGTAAATACTGCAGTGTCATAGTTGAAGGTGCCATACTCATACTCGTCGGTAATTGCGACCTTAAAGGCAATCTTAATTGGTGCAATATCAGAGCCGGAGAATGGCGAGACATTCAGCGTTGCCTTTGCGTGCTTAGCAACGAGTGCGGTCTTCTCGCAAGCCTTACCTGCCTTGAAGTCGTATCCGCAAGTGCGGACATACTCAACAGGTACGTCTAGAACATCCTCATAGCTTGCAAGAATCTTCTGGATTCCGCCAGGACCCATAGCGTCAACCTCAAAGCTGAAGGTATCCGTCTTGCCTAGGTTGTACTTAGGCTGGGTCTTACGGTCAATGTAAGTTGGCTCATACGACTTAGCCTCACGCTCTGGGTCTGCCTTGGTGGTCTCGGTGACACGGATGAAGTTGGTCTGTCCGGGGAACTTAATCCAGTGCTGAATCTCATAGATAGAGACAGGTGTACGCTGTGTCTCTGTTGGCTGTACGACAGCTGGTGATTCTGGCATAGTACTTCCTTTCTTTAAGGGTTAAACCCTGTACTTGATTTGGGCGATAAGCTGGTAGGTTGCGACTCCATCCTCACCAACACTGAAGGGAGATGGCAGTGTGGTGACATCATGGGCGTATACAACAACGCCCTCTGGTGCACCACCGTCTTCAATGGCAGCTTGGACTTTACGCAGCATGGCTAGACCGTCAATGCGCTCCTGCTCGTCTAATGGGCGTGTCTGCAGATACACCTCATAAGGAAACTGCTTAATACCGCCACCAGAGCAATAATGAAGCACCCAAGGCTCACCTGGTGCAGCCTTAAGCATTGCTTGTGCAGCTCCAGTGCCATTAGGGAACTGACCATACTCAATAGGAATACCTGTGAGAATGTCTTTAAGCCAGTCAGTAACGCTTTGAGCGATGTCTACCATGCCCCTCCAACTTTCTGTCCAAGAACTTTTGCGAACATTTGCTGCCATGCATTACCTCTAACACCTGCGCAACGGTCATACCAGTGATCACAAGCATTAGGAGCGTGCAGGGCATTTTGAAGCGTATTGTGGTTATGCGTTGAGTAGTACTGAATACGTGCATAAGCTGCTGCGTCTCCTGCACCCCATTCAACATAAGCAGCACTGCCAGTCTGACGGGTAGTGCCAGAGCCTTGCAGGGCTCCTGAGTCATAAGGGACATAAGTCTTACAGTCAGCTAGTACGTTTTCAGCAACGATGCCAAGGGCAGCTTCTACAGCGTCTGAGACCTTGTCTTTGCAACGCTCAACATCAACGTCAACCACACGCATTCTCATCTGGCTTCTACCTCCACATGATGGGTCTCGTGGTGAGTGGAATAAGGGTTTACAGAGCGCACCATACGCGCTTCTGATACTGGTTTCTCTTCGGAGCTGATGCCACGAATAACGAAGTCACCAGCCTTGAGACCTGGGTCTCTGAAGAACCACACTTTAAGCACGTTGGCGTTTTGTGGTCCTACAGTTGAAGCAGTATTAGCGAGCTTCTCTTCAACGTGAACGCCTTGATAGATAGATCGCGTGAACCCCTTATCCTGCTTGTGCCAGACGGTGACAGTATCCCAGGCAATCATCGGATACCCCTCCACAGAAGTCCTGTACCAACTAAGAAGGGATACACACAGGAGAGGTCAGAGACGCTTGCTTGAGCGTCTGTGTAGGTGTATGACACACTACCGACGCTCTCACTCTTAACCATTCCACGTGTGTCTTTGCCAGCCACTCTGTCGCATAGAGCGCAGAGGGCAAGAAGCCACTTCTCGCTGTACTTCTCAGGGACCTCTTCACCAGTCATCGAGACAAGCAGTGCTTGAGCCTTGACGAGGGGAGCGTCCAGCTCACCCTCGCCAAGAGAGCCTTTATACGTGTTGCGGTAGAAGTCGTATGTAAGGCTTGGGGTTGCCATTAAGCAGCCTTAGGCTTCAAGACACCAGCAGCCTTAGTTGCCTTCAGGGCAACACCACAGACGAACTCAACATCAACGTTCTTGACAGCACCTGGAGTGGTCCAGTCAGGCAGAGCAACGGTGAATGCGTTGTCACCCTTGAGAGTGATACCGTGGAAGCCATCCATGCCAAGGCAAGCAGCATAGATAGAGCCGTCAGTAATAGAGCCGTCACGGACCTCATGAATAGCAATGCCGTTGTAAGCCTTAACAACGTTGCCAGCGGTCTCCTTGGACTCAGTGCCAAGACCAACAACACGCAGTAGTGCATTCAGCTTGGTGTACTGAGCTGCATTCATCATGAGTACATCAGGAGTGCGCATGAGGTTAGAAAGCATGGTGTCAAGCTCCTCAAGGTAAGCAAGAGCAGCTTCCTTAGTGGTGACCTTGACATCGGTCTTAGAGGTCATCTCAGTTGAAGTAGTCTTCAAAGCAGCTGCAAGACCGTCAAAGCCGTTTGCATCCTTGGTAGGAGCAAAGATGCTGGCGTTGAACTTGCGAGATACTGCGTCCTTAGCCTGCTCAAGATACATCTCGTAGAGGTCATCTGCAGCAGCCTTGGCAACACGATCCATCTGGAACGTAGAGCCGAGAATACCAAGAGTAGTGGTCTTCTTCTCAACAGTTGGCTCAGATGCGACTGGCTCAGCACCAAGTGCACGGAATGCAGCAGAAGATGGGGTCTTAACGCGCTTATAGCCGTAGACCAAATCAGAGGTGCCAGAAGCATTCATGCAGTCATCAAAGGTGAGTGCACCGAGCAGGTAGTTGTCAGTGACAAGCTCATTGATGAAGCCCTGTGTGAGCTTATCGCCAGAGTTAGTTGCAAGAGTAGTGAGGTTAATCATTATTTGCCAAGTCCTTCCTTAATGTTGCGAGCAATGCCAGAAGAGCTTCCGGCGGGCTTGCCGGTAGTGTTCACGCTCTTTGGCTCAGACTGGAAAAGGTATGGCTTTGCTTCTTTCAGCTTGGCAACGTCACCCTCTAGAGCAGCCAGAGCAGCTCTACCAAGCTCTAAGTCAATGCAGCCAGCAGAAGTAAGCTGTGCTTCCACTTCTGCCTTCTCCTTGGCTTCCTGTGAGTCTTTGAGCTGCTTCTCAATAGCGGAGATACGCTCATCAGAAGAAGCCATAGACTTCTTGGATTCTGCGAGCTCTGCTTCCAGCTCTTTAATGCGCTTCTCACGATTTGCCAAGTCACGCTCTAGCTTGTGGGTATTGACGTTTGTACTTGTGTCCTCGCTTGTAGCAGAGTCATGGGAAGATGCTTCCTCTTCTGCTACTTGGTCTTGGGACTGGTTTTCCTGCGTAGAGTCTTGGGTGTCAGAGTCTTTCTTTTCCTCTGTTACCTCGTCTGGTGCAGGAGATCCATTACGATGCATAGACCAAATCCTTTCAGTCAATCGCAGGTCCTTTTCCTGCGCTGAAAGAATTGTCTGTGAGTGTTAACAGCTAAAAGAAAACCCCGCTTGTGGCGGGGTTAAGAGTTAAGCTTTTATTTTTCTAACAATGGAGTAAGTTCTTGCTCAGCCTTTTTAGTAGGACCATCCCAAGTGAAATACTCAGGGTAAATTTTAAAATATTTCCTTTTGCGTATGATAGCTATCTGCTCATCATTTGGGAGTCCCATTAGAATTGCCAAATCCATTAATTTTGTAAACTTGTCCCCATACTTTTTTAACAATTTAACATGCTCGCGTGCAAAAGAGTTGCTACCCCTCATTAAAGAATCAAAAGAGATATCAAGTGAGTCACAAAGCATATCAAAGTCAATTACCATGAGAGAGCCTCCCTTACAACAATATCAGCGATTTTATTCTTACCAAATCCGTTAACTGCAACAAATCTTAATGACTCAGCAAGAAGTTCTGACCCCGCGTCATCTTCTAATTCATTATAACTCTTCATGTATGGTGACATGCTCATTAAGTGTTTTAAATCACTATTTTTACTGAATTGGATTCTACCCAACCAGTCATCATAGAGGACAGGAACTTTAGAATTTATAAAAGCTTGTTTAAGTTTTTGATTTAATTTTGATTTTGGAAGATGGTCTATTTCTCCACTTCTAAAATCAAGTATTGCATCTATTTCTTTATCCCATTCTTCCATTGTGGATAGATTCCACTCTTTTGTGTGAGCTATCTCATGAAAAATAACTTGGATGCATTCATCTACTTTCTTCTTAAATAAAGAATCAGATACTTCAATAACAGCTGCACCATCTCTACGAGATGCCTGGGCGAGTACGCCATACTCAAGCTTGTTGTTTAGCTTGAAGGTAAGGGACTGTTTAATGCTGTCACCCATAAAATTAAAAGCATGCTCAGACGCAACAGCAATTTGCTTTTGTATGTTTAGCGGGAAATCATTCTGAGAAAAGTCAATGTTTACCTGTGTTCTTTCTTTAAATATGCCAGGAACATCTACGTCTTTGCCAGAATAAGCTTCCATAAGCTCTTTTGTATCTTTAAAAGAACCTTTAAAGCTTATGTTTTTAGATTGTCTAGCAAGAATCGGACGAGTCTTCAATGCCCTAGGCTGCTTACTAACTGCCCAGGCACGCTCACGCTCATAGTCACGGCGTAGGTGATTGTCATGTGTGAACTGACGCAGCTTGTCTTGCAGCTCACCAAGTCTAATGCGCTGCTTTACTGCGTCTGCTCTCACCTCTTGAAGATAAGAGATCTCTCTTTTCTGACTTCTAATGAGACGCTCATATCTGCGCTGCTTCTGCGTGGCTGCGTAGTACTCGTCACTAGTCATGCCTGTGATGCGCTCTTGCTCTGAGTAGTCCATGTCTGGAAGCTCGGAGTATCCAGGAACATAAGGTGTCATGTAGTGGTAGCAGTTAGCACCACAGAGTCCTGTTACGGTGCCGTATCCGGTTGACTCAACGAGCGGTGGATACTCGGTACTCCTGCCACTTCTTGAATACACTTTGCCTTGCCATTCAGCATGGCTTGGACGTGCCCCAAAGTGAGCGTCAACAAAGACCAAGTCCCATTCCCATTCATCCATACGCTGCATAAGAAGGCGGTTTCTCGCTTGGTTAGCCTGGGAGACAATGTGGCGTCTTAGAGCTGCATCAATCGTTGTCTTAGTGCCACTGATGTAGTCAATCGTCTCTAGTCCAGAGTTAGCAAGCCTTGTAACTCCACGCTCCATAACAGCTCGTGTTGGTTCTCCCGCTTGATGGCGGGCGATTGCTTCGGCGGTCACGTCATACCAAAGTGCTGCTTGGTCTTTAGCAAGAGCAATGTTTTGACGCTCTAGGACCTCATTCATGCCTTGCGCCGTCTGAGCAGCGATGATAGTTGCTAGATTAGTCATGTGACGACGTGAGCCCATTGCTCGCACAAACTGCCCCACAAGCGCGTCATCAGTCTTTTTAAGCGCAGTCTTTAGGACCTCACGTGTCTGTTTGTCAATGGCGGGGCGGGACTTGTAATAGATAGCGAGAGCTTCTTCACGAGAGAGCCTAGAGAGACGCTCAAAGTCTGCAATCTCTCGACCTCTGATAACCGCGCCATTGGTGCGCACTACCTCATCAAGCAGGTTGAGAAAGAAGTATGAGAGTTCTTGTACATAAGCAGACTGTGCGCCTCCCACGAGACGCACAGCGATTTCTTCAGTCGGTTTCACGGTTACTCACCAAGGTCTGCGTCAAGTGCGACACCGCCAGTCTCACTGGTAAATGCCTTTGCGTCTTCCTCACTCATGCCTTGGTACTTGACGAGATACTTCCACTTAGGACAGAGACCACGTGCAATGTCATCCTTCATCATGTCGCGGTCTGCCTTATCGTCTGAAATAACCGAGTCATCCCACAGAATGTCAACGGGCACAGGCTCATCTACTCTGTAGCCATTCATGGCGCACTCTGCAGCAAACGCGCCCTGGACAAGATCTCTTACCGAGTTCTCAATGGAGTGCTCATGCTTTCTGATGGTTCTAATAAGCGTTGCATTAGTGCTTACAACCTCTGTTGCCGTCTTGAGTCCCTGTCCTAATGTGAATGACCAATATCCCGCACCAAAGCCAGTTCTAAAGCCCAGAACAGCAAGAGCATTGTTGAATGCGGTAACCATGTCATCAATGTGCGTATCAGGGTTATAGACCGTCATAGGTGACTCTGCGCTAATGCCGGCAGAGATTGGTGCAAACATAATCTGGTCCATGGTGTTAACAAACTTAGCTTCACCCTTGCTGTCACGCACAATGGCTTGCTCATCTACAACCATCTTTGGCAGTGAGACTCGAACCTGCCAATACATCTGATTGAATGCTTCATCTACCAGTCTGCAAGAGTCACAGATGTCCTCAATGACTGATGCGCCAAGAGGTGTGAGCTCGTCATGAGCGTTGTACTTAGCTGGCTTTACCAGTGCATAGGTTGGCAGTGGCTGCTTGGTATCGACAAAGCCAGTAATACCTTCAACCTCAACAGGGTTAATGCGGTTCTGCGAGTTAAAGAGCAGCGTCTCAATTACGTGAGACTGCGTCTCTTGATTGAAGTATCTAAGCTGCAGCTGGTCATACATCTTGGAGTTAACGGTTACCTTGGAGATGAATGCACAACCATCACCCAGAAGCGGGATAATCTGCCACGCCTTCATGGAGTCAATGCTGGTTGAGACGTTGCCCTCGTATCCGTGGAAGTTAGCTACCCATGCACCAACACCCAGAGCAAAGACAGTACTGATGAACTCTGCTTGCTCGTCTACAAAGTTAGGAATGGTACGCTCTAGCCAATCATTCACTACGTCTTCAGAGCTTGAAAGTATTGTGCCTTCGTTCATGATCAGGCTTGGAATCTCGCTTGCAACCATTGAAGCTGGACTGATTGAGAGCCTGTCATATGAGTCAGCACCATTGTTTATGATGTAAGGCTGCTTGTAATACTCATTGTCATGTGTGAACCAGCCCCACCACAGCTGCTGGAACTTGTCCATTGACGTGTCAGGCGTAAATTTACGCTTCTTCAGGTATCTGAGTGCCCATTCTGGCTTTTGGATAGTAATTTTTGACAAGGTGAGACCCCTTCTCTTTAAGTCAAGCTTCTGTCATTGATAAGCGTCATACACGCATAACGCACAGCATCTATCGTGTGGTTGTCAGCGTCTGGCAACTGCCCTGTGAGCTGGTTGTCCTTTGTCATCACATATGAGTAATTGCTGAACTCACGCGCTGCAGTTGTGCAGCTTGAGTCAATGACAATCTTTGAGCGGTACTGCAACCACTTAATCGAGTTGTGGATGTTGTGCGCCCCTGTCTTGAGCGCACCGCGGGCGTTAATGCCATTAGCTTTGAAGTCAGCAATACTCTTTGGCTCTGCTGAGTCGCACCACACTGTGGCGTATGGCTCAGCGTCTTCAATAATGTCTTCACCGTCTTTGAGCGCGTTGCCCAGCTTCTCGCTTACGAGCTCAGCGGTATCTTGGTTTGAAAGTCCACACTTCACAAACTCATCCAGGATGTAGAGTGTGCGAGTCTTTGTGTCATAGGCAATCTTCACCCATGCAAATGGATCCTGTGAGAATCCCCAGTCAACGCCGTAATAGTGATACTCCAGCTTTTTGCGCTCTGCGTGCGTGATGTCTCTCACCTCAACGCGGGTAAAGACCTCCGAGCCAAATCCGACTTGCTCGCCCAGCCACTCATGGCGGTATGCTTCCTCGTCAAGCTCTTTGAGTGCTTCAGCGTCTTTTCGTACCTGCTCCGGTATCCACTCATGAGGAACATCCAAGTAGCTTGATTCGATAACGCGCTCCGGATGAGTCGAGAGCATGGTAGAGACATGCTCATTTACCCAAGCATCACGAGAGCGTGGAGGGTTATGGTCGAAGAAACGGAAGTATACAGAGCCTTCCGGAGCGTCACGAGTGACAGATTGCATAACCGTTCTGAGTTCACCCCAGCCATTGAACTGGTCTACCTCAGAGAACCATTGATAGGCGTAGTACGTGCCATTTGGTGCCTTGATTGCCTTGGTCTTCTGTGTATGGTCACCACCGCGAAAGGTAATGACTTGACCAGTTGCGGGGCGCGTGAGCTTGTACGGGCTCTTAGACGCTCTCCACTCGTCACGAATGTTGAGCTTGTCAATCGCCCAAAGCATCTGCTCGAATACACCGTCTCCAATGTCTTTGCCAATCTTTGGCATGATGAATGCTGAGCGGTCTTTGTGTTCCATAAGCCCTTGCATGATCTCTAAAGAGACCGTGGAGCTCTTCAAAGAAAAACGCCCTCCCCTTAGCCACCATTCACCTCCTACATCCTGTGCGATTGCACGGTGCAAGGAGAGAAACGGTGGTGCTAAGAGAAGGGCGAAGTCTGCCACGAATGGCTTCTCATCTTCTTCCACATCTTCTGGGATTGCGTCAAGTAGAGTCCTGCCAATGCTTGAGATAGCAGTGACTGCAGTCTGATTCACGCCGGAGTCAGCAATAGACTCTTGCGCCATTGCGAACGTCTTACCCATGCCGTTTAAGACTTGAGCACGGGTGATAGTAACCTTCTTTGAAGCGCGCTCCTGGAGATCTTGAAGCCTTGCTTTTATCTTGCTGTCAGCTTCAAGTCTGCAAGCAGCTTGGTCAACAGTATCTGGCTTCCACTTTGAGCGGTGCGGATAAGCTTCCAGCATTGCCTGTCGCTGGCTCTTGCCAGCAACTCTTGCGAGCACATACTTCTCATGGTTTGCGTTTGTGAGTGGTTGCGTCTTCAATGCGTCTGACCTTTGCTTTTCGCTCCTTCTTCCTCTTCATCTTAAAGGCAAGCTGACGCTCCAAATTCTGCTTGCGCTCAAGCTCTTGTGTGTGCTTTCTCAAGTACTCACGCTCATCAAGCGCACACTCTTTGCAGAGTCCCCAACGCTTCGCATCTTCTGCATCAACCCACACAGGATGCTGTCCACACTTCTGGCACAAAGGCACAATGCCTTCTGTGCGATACCTTCCGTAACGGTGGCGCACCATAGTGATTGCTTGCACAGAATGCGTGGGAATAAGCTCGTGGAGTTCCTTGGCAGTCATAGAGGGGTTTCGCCAGAGCGTCTCAAGTTCTGACCAAGTCCAGGACTGGTATGTTCGTCTCCCTCTTTTCTTAAATGATGAAAGAGATGAAACATTTATTTCATCTTGTTTTCTACGCTTGCTCATTGAGCTTCTCCCTTTGTGTAAAGAGTCTGTACGCATGGTTGCAGACCATCTGTGGCTCACGTTGCAGCTTCTTGGAGAGTGTCTCTAGAATTGCAACGATGAGTGCGTCTTCTTTCTCACTCCAAATTCTGTGAGAGCGAGTGAGACTTGTCTTACTTTTAAGTCCTTTGCTCCTCGCAAACACTTTGATGTCAGTGATTGAGCGATTTGGCATAAGGCGCTTGAAGCCTGACCATGTAGGTCCATGCTTCGGTACTTCTCGCTCAATAATTGCAATCTCTTTAGCCGTGAAGGGGGAGTGATCTAGTTCTTCATAGCTACGCCTGAATCCATTCACTTCAACTCTCCTTTCTCATAAAGAAAGCGAGTCATTTCTGCTCGCTCTCTTAGTTCCTCTTTCTGTAGTTCTCGCTCCGACACGTTTGGAGCGAGTGCGTTTCGCTTAAATATCGCTTTATCGCTATCTGAGAGACACGCTAAGGCGCAAACTCTTTTATCGTCAATAACTCCAGCCAAGGCGCAACTAGATTCACATAGAGAGCCTGTGAAGGGGCACAGAAGATATTTGACCTGTTTAGGCAATGGAAACACCTCCATTCTGAATAAATGTTGAATAGGCACCCTTAAGTTTTGCGGGCACTAAAATGCCTGTTCTACCTGCTTTGTTCTTAACTGTGTGCAGTGCTACCTCTTTGAATTGCGGGGTATCAATCTCACCTTTTGTGAGTATCAGTGCTGCCCAAGATGCATAACCCACAACTCCAGAGCCACGAAACCAGTCCAGAGACGGTTCATCTTTTGCGTCTAACTTCTTCAGACTTGAAAGCACAAGGAAAGGAATTTGTGTATCAAAAGCAAGCATTTGAAGGTTGATAGCAACTTGAGACACTCGTGTGTACTCTTGCTTGTCGATGTCTGGAGTGCCCGTCTGATACTGCTGAATGTAGTCAATGATGACAAGGTCTGGCTTATCGCCATCTGCTATAACGGTGCGTACGATCTCTTCAATTCCTGTAGTAGTCGCTACGTTGTCGATGATTGCGAGATTGGGTGCAACCATATCCTCGTAGATTGCAGCATCAGCAAGCACGGTATTAGAGTGCCTAGCATTGAACGCATATGCTGACAGGTTCTGTAAACCTTCTGGCAGCTGTAACTCATTGCCTGGACCCTTAATGACGGTGGACCACTCAAAGGGAACAACCGTGAGCCCTTGAGACTTTAGTCCTTGATTCTTCATTGACCAGCAACTCATTGAGCGGGCTGTGATATTGCCCCATGTATCATCCAGGGTGAAGTAGATAACGCGCTTGCCGTCTTGTGCTACCTCAGTGGCTATGTTGACTGCAAGGCTTGATTTACCTGCAGAAGCTACACCACCTAAGATGGTGAGTCCTGGCATAAGACCGCCAGATAATGCATCATCTGCGATAGTGTGCGTCTTGAGTGGTTCTTTAGCTGCAAGGTAGCATTCAACACCCCAGCCATACTTCGGGCGGTTCAGCTGGCGCAAATATTCAAATGTCATTTGCGCTCACCTTTGCCCTCATTGTTTTCCCAGTAGCTTGCAATACGCTCTTCTGGTGTGAGGTCATCAATAACCGCTCGCATCATCAAATCAAAGTCAGGGTCAGTCTCATAGATATAATCGAGCGTGCAATCCTTCTGCATGGCGGTCGCCGAGCGTTTAGCGAAGGCGTAGACCGCCATGACTGAAAACTTTTCTTCTCCGTATACGTAACAAGTAAGAGAGAGATTCTTTAAGGAATCTCTCTTACTATCTGTATTCTGATGTGTATCGGTTTTTGCTTGATTTTTGATACACCCCTGTATCGGTTTCCTATGGGTTTTTGATACACCCTGTATCGGTTTTTCGATACACCTATCAATGAACCACCAAAATGTTCTTAGCGGTGTTTTACCGTCTGGCGTAGTACCTACTGACACGATCAGTTCGCGTTCTTCACAGTATTGAATGAATCGCTGCGCTGCTGGTACTGAACAATCACAAGCCTTAGCGATTGTGCGAACTCCAAGCCTAAAAGACGGAATATCCCCAATATCCCTGATTTGCGAGTAACAGAAGAGGAGCATGGTTGCCCTTGCTCCTCTTGTCTTGTCGCTGAAGTTCTCAATGATGCGTCCGAGATGGCACGCAGCTGTTGTGTCCAGCTTTGCCCATCCAAGTCCGTCTGTGTAATCAGCCACGTGCCACCTCCTCTCTTACCTCATGGCTTTTAGAATGGAATATCCTCGTCTGCAAGCTCAATGGCAGGTGCAGGAGCGTCAATGACTGCATTGACCGCATTAGCACGTGCTTCTGCGACTCCGTCTCCCTCGAATGGCTCTGCGAACTTTGCATCAAAGTTGCCCTCTGCAGCGTCTTTGCCAGGGATGAATGCATTGACATCAACTGCTGTCTTAACCTTGCCCTCACTATTGACATAAGAACGGTGACGGATGACAACTCCGAGGAGCTTTCCAACGAGTGTCTGCTCTGCTCCGTCCTTGTCCTCATAAACAAATGCCTTAGCACCCTTGCCCTGGGCGGTATTCTCAACTGCTTCTGTGAGTGCCTTGTAACGCTGCTTGCCGAAGTCAGTTGTGCCTGTGAAGTAGATACGGAATGAGTGCTTCCAGTCGTTTGTTGTGTCAGCAAGATCTTGTGCAAAAAGAAATGACTTTGTCTCTGCGTTCCAGATGTCATAGACAAACTCAAGATATGGCTTTGTCTCGTCTGTGTGGTCCTTAACACGTACAATCTTTGCAACGTATCCGCCAGGCTCAAGCATAGAAGAGCCACCGCCGTTAGATGCAACTACCTTGTCAAAGTTACCGAATGCTTTCATGATTTTCTCCTTAAAAATAGTGGATTAAATAAATAGGGAATTAAGCAAGCTGCTTCATATCCCAGTAAGAACGAATAGTGCTGTCAACCTCTTTGAGGTCATTGTCAATTACAAGTTCATCGAACATTCCCATTGGGGATTTGGCAGGCGTTGAGCCGTCAGTCTGTGTGATGAAGTGATAGCCTGTGTCATCACGTTCAGTGATGAGAACGATTGGGAACATTCCCTCAATGCACAGTTGATTATCTAACATCTTGCCAATGGTCTTTGGCTTGAGCCTTCCTGCATCGTCATAGTCAGGGTGCATAAAGAAGTAAACGATTGTGTCATCGTTTGTGTTGTTGGCAGCTTCCAATAATTGCTCAAAATCAACTGCCATAGACGTAAACTTGTCATAGCCTTTCTCATTCGCCTTGGCAAAGCTTTGAAACGCCATGAGGTAGTTCGCATCATCGACTACATACGCTTTGAGCTTGTTAGCCTTGAGAGACTGCTTCATCTGAGCATACGTTGGATGGTCAACCTTGCTCATCTTTCCCCGGAAGGGAAGTGGCTTTCCTGCCACATTGAAAATGCCAATCTCGCCAGGCTTGAAGTTTCTAAGACTTGTTGACTTACCTGTGCCAGAGTGTCCCAGCACGAGTACTGATACTCCCATGATCTACTCCTTTCTAAAACTTGTATTGCGTGAGTGAAAATCCGATTAAAAACATCGCTGAAAACCAAAAAATACCAGCTAGAATAATCATTAGTTCATGCACTTAAACCTCCTTTGAAAGGCTCGAAATGGAAAAGTTTTTGAAGTGGCTAGCTGAGCACATCGTTGAGTTAATTGCTTTTTTTGTTACTTCCAGCTTTGGTGGAATTGTTGCTTTTTCTCTTGCCACTTATGTACGTGAGTTTTGGGAAAGAAACCCTTTGCTTACAGCTTTTTATACTCTTCTATGTCTTTTTGCTGGCATAGGTATAGGCATAGCCATTAACCTCTCCAAATACCTTATTTTTAAGAGGGAATTAGAAGAGGAAGCACGCAAGCATGATGAGGAAGAAGAAAAGCAAAAAAGACGCAAAGAAAGAGAACTTAAAAAAGCAATTAAAGATGCTAGAGAGCGAGCCGAAATGCTTTCTTTCTCTGATAGAAAAACAATTAAAGATTTGTTTGAAAAAGGCAGTAAAAGAATCCATCATCTTCATTTTGAAATAGCTAGAGATCTTTTCTATATACAAGATTTGATTAAAATTACTGAGACTGGTGTCAATGAATGCGTAGTCAGCCTTAATAACACTGGCAAATTCTGTGCAGAGCACTCACAAGATATTTTGGATAGACCGCTAAAAGCAGGTAGAAACTTCTAAAACTTGTATTCCTTCTCTTTGTGTCCTGCTTCGTGGTATTTGCCGTGCAAGCCATTGGCTCTGACACACTCCATGAACGCTGGCATGCGTGACTCATAGACGCAGACATACTCGTGATAGAACTCAATGTATTCTGTGCCAGGAGCCGTTGTGTGCTTCATAGTTGGCTTCCTTTGATAGAAGTCCCATGCGGTCGAGTGGACCGCATGGAATTGAGCTGGTGTGTACGTATAAAGTCCAAAGCAGACCGAGTCGAAGTCAATGCGCCATATTCTTATAAGACGCACATCTTCTGCATTGGGCTCAACGTACTTAGTCGGCTCTATTGGCTTCATCTTGCTCAGCTGCTTCATCTAACATAAAGCCAATGTTTGCGAGCTCACGCTTTGGGTAGTAGCGGGAAGTATGGTTGCAGTAAGGACACCTAAGACGCCAGCCATGCTCATCGTGCTCAAGTTCAAAGGCAGTGCTGCCCCAGCCTTCATTGAGACATCTTGGGCAAATCATTAGTACCGCTCCATGTAGCAGCCTTTGAAGCGTCTCCACTCAAGGATCAAGCCAATCGCATTAACCTTTCTTGAGCCGTCATATCCAAGAGCGATGCCCTCGTCCTTTGCGACTGCCTTAATTTCCTTCATCGTCATCTTTTCAAGACGCTCTCTGTCTTCTGCTTCTTTAGGGTTCATTACTGCTCCTTTCTGACAAACCTGCTTGTGAGGATGAATGTGAGCGCAACCGTTCCAACTCCAGCTGCAATCGCAATGACTGCGTCATCTCCTGTTGCTGGTAAAGCTGCTTTCTTAGCCTTCTTCGCTTTCTTGGATGGCTTAGTTGGCTCTGGCTCGGGCTTAAGCTCTGGCTCAGACTCCTCTGGAGTAGGCTGTGGCTGTGGTCCTGGAGTTGGCTCTGGAGTAGGTGGAGTCTCTGGCTCAGTTGGCTGTGGTCGGTTATCGCCGTTACCGTTACCGCCAGAATCTGCTGCTACATAGGTCCACACACTAGAAGCTTGCTTCTCAGCTGAATAGAGCGTGATGGAGTTCTTAATGCGTGGATTCTTGGTTGTGCGGTAGATAAGGAAGTACTGCTCACCATTAGCCATAGCATTGTGCAGGTTCAGAGTGAACGTAGAACCGTTAATGGTTGGTTCGTCAATCTGGACTGGATTCCAGCCGTAAGAGTCATCAATTGCGCCATACTCGTCCATGTGGACACGGTAGAGCTTGAAAGAGCCGGGTACATAAGAGCCAGCTTCAATGCTGTCTTCCAGGATGACATTGGTAAGATTCATCTGGTTGACGTTAAGTCGCACCTTCCACTCGATAGTGTCAGCATCTGTGTCAGCTACGCCCCATTTAGCAATAACTTCGCCTGTGAGTACGTTAGGACGCTCAGTGTGAACTGTGAACGATACAACTTGACCAGTAGAAGTCTGAACGATACGCAACTCTTCATGGTCGAGTCCGTTATCCTCGCCAATCCATGTTGCAAGCCATATTGAACCCTTGACGTTGTCTTTACCCTCAACGTAGTTTGTAAAGGTAACGTGGCATGTCTGAGTGAGTGGGTTAATCTCTGCAACCGCGCAGACTTCTCCGTCTGGCGTGTAAAGGTTGAAGCTCGAAGCTGCGCTATCTGGGAAGCGCAGGAAGGTTGGGAGTTCAATGTCGAATGAATCTCCATTGTGCAACTCTTGCCCCGTGGCATCCCAGTTAATGTTCATATAAAACTGGGAATGCAAGCCAACTGAGTTGACTGGTTGCTTCTCTAAGTTGGTTACTTGGAAGCTTGTGAGTTGAACTGGTACCGTCTGAGCCTGTGCGATGCCTGGAATAAAGACCAGGCATGCAAAGACAACAACAGCCAGCCATTGAAGAATCTTCT